TCAACATCTGAAAAACTAAAATTAATTAGAGAAGACAAAATAAAAACATTAAAAAAAATAGATGAAATCGAAAAAGAAACATTAGAAAATAAAGTTAGGGGTCATCAACCAAAACCAGAACCAAAACCAGAACCAGAATCAGAACCAGAAACAGATTATAGCACTGAACCAGAATCAGAACAAGATGATGAAGAATATGAATCAATGGCATTCAAAAATAAAGGATTTAAACACCCAATAAATAAGAAATTAAAAATAGCTATGTCTAAAAAATTAAAAAGTGATGTTAAAGATATTAGAAATTTTACCAAATTAAAATCACCATTAAAAAGCAAAAAAATAAAAGCTAATCTATCAGTTTTAAAATCAGATAAGAAATTTAAAGATCTTGAAATAGAAAAAAAAAAATTAAGAGAATTAAATTCAAAAATATATATAAATGCTGATAATTTTGAAAAAATGAAAACAACAATTATATCAAATAAAAATTTATCCAAATCTGAAAAAAATAAACAATTACGAGATGCACAAAATGAAATGGACAAGATTAATAAAGAATTACGAGATTTGGAATTAAAACAAATGCACAAAGTAGAAGAATTAAAACAAAAGATAGAAAAGAAAAAAATAAACTATTATTTATAAATTTAATTATAAATATTTGGTTTTGTTTTATCCTTCCAGTATTTATTAGCTTCATTCTCCATCTTTATCAACCTATAATAATAATATGGATCTTCTTCTAAATGGGCTATAACTATTTTCGATGTTATATTTGCGTCATTATGTGTTATATTTGAATGTTCCAACTCAACATTTAAACCATAATTCCACTGATCAAGATCTACAACGTCTAGATTAATTTTAAATTTTTTAGCAAGTTTTAAAGCTTCTTTTTTGTCAATCATAATATATTATATTTTTGTTATATGATATATTAAAACTATAAAAATTTTTACATTACGCGACCTTCTAATTTATGACGAGCACCGCCGGAACTACCCCCGCCAGATCTGCCATAACCTAAAGCCCCTAGCACATCGGCGGCCTGATTTGCTTTTGCGTTTGGGATCATAGATAGACCCGCTTTGAATACGGGTGCTACTTTTCCAGCAACTGATTTAAGTGTATCAAGCCAATTACCCCCGCCAACCATTCTGCGAACATCAGATTTAGAATAAGGTTGTTGAGCTGATGCGTCCAATACATCACTCTTACTCAGTATGCCAGTATAGGTCGAGCACGTCCCACGTTGGCAGACGAAGATTCCAGAATTCATTGTAATTAAACAAATTTCAGTAGATGGTAGCGTTTGAGCTGTTTGATTTTGAACTGTCATCTGAATTTGTAAATTGAAATTTCCTAACGAGCCGGGTGCGTAGAATGATTCGACCAGTTGTATATCTTTTGCGAAATCTAAAATTAATAAACTTCCTGATGTGGATACTCTTGTTCCGCTACCTGTTGTTGCATTAAAACTATTTGCCGATCCGTTAAACTCTAAAAATGATTGATTAGATCCGTTCTCGACGCTGTATCTGAACAAATCTTGAATTGTTGCTGATGCTAAAATACCACTCGAGTTGTTAAATGATAGGCTGATGTTCTTTATCGCCAAGAAAAAATCCGGATCTTGCATCGTCTGTAATCCCATAGCTTTTCGAACATTAATTATAAGTTTATCTGGTATTTGATTTAATTGAATTGTAGATGTTCTGACGACTTGAGTATCTGTCGCGCTTCCATAAGGTCCAAACTGGGGAAGATTGCCTGTGATATATCTCGGAAATTCTGCGTATCCCACGATGTTGCGTGATGGCATCATCTGATCTGGATGAGCAGTCAAAAAGTTGAAGATCAGGCGGGAATTAGTGAAAGAATATACCGAAGAAGCTGTAATATAAGGAACGGTAGCGCCACCGACGGGTGTGTAAAAATTCGAAGAACGCCAAACTCTAGATGCATCCCCGATGTTAAAAATAAAGTTCATATTCTGGATGCCGTAAAAAGAAGCGTTGTTTGACTTTGGATTACCAAAAATGAAAGGCGAAACTAGAAGAGGCTCACTCACTGTAAATTGTAAATAGATAGCTTCGCTTGTTGCTGTCATTGGTGCTGTATTAGTGGCATTAGCACTGACCCAATCTAAGACCCAAGACCCTCTAGGTGATAAATCATTATCAGCAGTGAGAGAAAAACCACCAAGAGCATTATTATTAGATCCTACACCATCAACATAATTTGAATATGTGTCATATTGTACAGGTGTATATCCATTATATCTTTGTAGTTCTCGTTTATCAGTAAATCGAAGCAGAGAAGGCAACACGTCGCGCATATTGATGCTTACGGTGTTGTTGTTAATACTAGCACTCATAACAGTGCATAATTGATGCAACGGGAAAGCGCTTAATGAATCTGTGAGTGAATATTGAATGGGCATTGTTCCGATTGGTCGATTAGCTGTTGGTGTAGCCAGACGCAATATGACGGTACTTTGCCATAAAACCCTTCTGTCGCACAACGTAGATTCACTAGGTACTTGAATATTATATGTGTGGGAACTTGTGCTCTGAGAGATCGCGTTAAAATTTGCACTTGTCATTTGCTGTCCGCCTTTGAAAACGCCGTAAGAAATTTGATCTGATACGTTCAGTCGGTCATCATAGACCAAAACTTTTTTAAAATCTTCACTCATTGATTGTATATATTTATAAATTAGATATTAATTTATAAAACTATAACATTTAAAACTAAATTATAAATCTACATTATTATAATCCTTTCGTCTAAACAATAATTTTAAATTTGCACAACATCCAGAATTCAAATAAAATGGGTGAAATCCACCGAAATTATCTTTCCATAACACGCTTATCTCAATTGCCGATAATGGAGACGATCCGAATAGATCGATTAATCTATATTCAGAACTTGGAACATATACCACATTTGGTCTATATGTATTGCCAACCTCAAAAGGAACGACAAAATCTGTCATCATAGCTGTAATATTGCTATTATTACCGGTATTAAAAAGATTTGCATCAGAATTAAAAACTTTGGGGATTGCTGACATCGAAGGAACAACCGGCAATAATGCAGTTGTAAAAACTAATGAACTAATAGGATTTAATAAAGCTATTGAGCTTTGTTCTTGGTACATCTGAATCGCGTTATAAGTTGGTAAAGTTAATATATTTGTCCCATTCAGATTTTTAATAACAAATTGAAAATTTTTACCGTTTGTAATATTTGTTCCATATCCTTGGGATATTGCTTGAAAACTGGCAAGTAGTGTATAACAAGGAGCATTAGCAAATAATTTTATTGGATTAGCTAAACTATCAGAATATCCTAATTGATCAGCATCTAAAATCATAACTTGAGCTACGGGGTCAAATTCGATGAAAGGAGCATTTAATGATGGCAAAACATCACCTCCTGCAATAACTAGATTTTTAAGACCAGTAAGACATAAAGATAAAGCATTATTTAGCATTGCTACCCATTGTTGGTATGCAAAAACAAAATAATAGGCAGTTTCAATATCTTGAAAATCAATTGGGGGGAGTGGTAGAGGTTGAGATAAATCAGACGGTATATAGACGACATATTGTTGGTATTCATAAGTTTTATATTTTAATGTGAATGTATATATAAGCTTGTTTTGATCGGATTGACCTATTACAGCTTGTGGGATGAAAATTGGAAGACTTGGCGTTTGAATACTGAACCTAACAACACTCATATAATAATTCTCAGGACTCATCAAATACGGACTATTTCTAATTTCATTAAATGATAATATAGCTGGTTGATTTAATCCGGTTGTGTCGTTGTTAATTAGTTCTAAATCATAATACAGGTGATAAGGCTGAGTTAGATTTAATTTTGATTTTAATTGTAATGACATATATATTAATGTTATATATTAATTTGGTTCATATAAATTATATCTAATATTAATTATGATTAATATTAAATTTAATTAGTTAAGTTTTTAATGATATAATCGGGTCGTTCTCTTGTGGAGAAATCTAATACATCTCATCGGGTTTTTATGATTTTGTTCTAGATTATCATAATTTATTAAATGTGTTTTACCTTCTACATTAAACATCACATAATAATATTTATCAGATACATCTAATAAAAAACAAGATTTGCCGTTAGTTCTTGAACTGTTTCTTATATGATAAAACGCATTCATAATAGTGGGGTCTCTTTGTCTTGCTACAAATTGTCGCTCTAATAGTTG